TTAGTTTTAGATACTAATTCTGGAACTAATTCTGGTACAATTACAATAACAGATGGTGCAGGTGGTAATATTACTATCACGCCAAATGGGTCAGGAAACATTGTCCTTGATGGGCTTACATTTCCAAATGCTGATGGATCAGCAAATCAGGCCCTAATTACAAATGGTTCTGGAACATTGAGTTTTGGATCAGCAGGAATTACAACAGGAAAAGCTATTGCAATGGCAATTGTTTTCGGATAAAAGGAGTAAATTATGTCAGCACCAAATATAGTTAATGTATCATCAATTTTAGGAGAAACTCACACAGCTGAGTTAGGAACTACAACCACAACTTCTATTTTAGCAAACTCATCTTCGTCTGGAAAAGTTTTTAAAGTTAATACAATAATAGTTGCAAATAAAGATGGAGTAAATGATGCAGCAGTAACAGTAAGTCATTACGATGGAAGTAATGATAGATTTTTAGCTTCAACTGTAACTGTGCCAGCTGATGCAACATTAGTTGTGTTAGATAAAAATTCATCAATCTATTTAGAAGAAAACCACTCTATCAGAGGTGGTGCTTCAGCAGCGAGTGATCTAGATATAGTAATAAGTTACGAAATCATAGACGACGCATAGGAGGTAACCCAGTATGCCTACTCCTGGTGGATCTTACTCTGGAATCTGGAAAATAAAAAATATTTCAAAATTTAAACAAGAAAATAATTGGCCACCAAATTTTTTAGGTAGTGATGTAGGATTATTTGCGGGAGGAAATTCTCCAGATACACAATTAAAATCTATTGATTATATTAATATTCCCACAACAGGTAATGCTGCTGAATTTGGAGAAATAAGTGTTCTTTCTAATGGAGGATCTGGAGTAAGCAGTAGCACTAGAGGTGTTTTTGGCATAGGTAGTACTGTTGATTCTACAGGTACAAATGCAATTGAGTTTGTTAATTTTTCAGTTAGAAATAATTCTGTGGATTTTGGAGATTTACTTGTAAGTAGACTTGGATATGGAGCAAGTGCTGGAAGTTCAACTAGAGGAGTATTTGCTGGAGCAGAATTAGCAGCGCCTGTTTACGGAACAAGTAATATAATTCA